CACTGGAACATGGAAGAAGGCAAAGAAGCTGTACTTCGTTTCCTGCCAGACGGTAACACAAAAAACACATTCTTTTGGGCATAGCGAGCAATGATTCGACTGCCATTCAATGGTGTCAAAGGTGAGATGGATTCCAAACAGGTCATGGTTCAAGTACCCTGCGTTGAGATGTGGGGCGATGCTTGCCCAATCTTGGCAGAAGTACGCACCTGGTTCAAGGACAAGAGCCTTGAAGACATGGGTCGCAAGTACTGGAAAAAGCGCAGTTACATTTTCCAGGGATTCGTGCGTGAGAATCCCATTGGCGATGACAAAACACCGGACAATCCTATTCGCAAGTTCATCATTGGACCTCAGTTGTTTACCTTGATCAAGGGTGCCTTGATGGATCCTGAGTTGGAAGAATTGCCAACTGACATGCTGCGTGGCCTGGATTTCCGTATTGCTAAAACATCCAAAGGTGGATACGCAGACTACAACACATCAAAGTGGGCTCGTAAAGAATCCGCCTTGACCGAAGCTGAACAAGCTGCTGTGTCTGCACATGGTCTGTATGATCTCAGCACATTCTTGCCCAAGAAGCCCAGTGCAGTTGAGCTCAAGGTAATCAAGGAAATGTTTGAAGCATCAGTAGATGGACAGCCCTACGATACAGAGCGTTGGGGTCAGTACTTCCGCCCTGCTGGTGTGAACGCACCTGCTGGCGCAGCCGCTGAAGACTCTCCTGCTCCTGCTGCACGTTCGGCACCTGCACCGGTAGCACGTTCGGCACCTGCTCCAGCAGAAAACTTTGACGACGAGGTTGATGCAGCTGAAAAATCTTTTGCTACTGCACCTGTTGCTGCTCCAAAACCAGCACAGAAAGCCGAAGACATCTTGGCCATGATTCGTTCACGTCAAAACAAGTAATCTGACGTTACACACAGGGGCAATCCCTGTGTGTTTCTATATGTATAAAGGAAAAAACGAATGGCAAAAGCATTTGACGTAAGCAAGTTCCGCAAGGAAATTACAAAAAGCATTGAAGGACTCAGCATTGGTTTCAATGATCCCACAGACTGGGTCAGCACAGGAAACTTTGCACTGAACTACCTGATCTCTGGAGACTTCAACAAGGGCATTCCGCTGGGCAAGGTCACAGTGTTTGCCGGCGAATCTGGCGCAGGTAAAAGTTATATCTGCTCAGGCAACATTATCAAGAATGCACAAGAACAAGGCATCTATGTGGTCTTGGTCGACAGCGAAAACGCACTGGACGAAGCCTGGCTCAAGGCCCTGGGTGTGGATACCAGCCAAGACAAACTGCTGAAACTCAGCATGGCCATGATTGATGATGTGGCCAAAACAATCTCAACATTCATGCAGGACTACAAGGCCCTGCCTGAAGGTGAACGCCCCAAGGTCATGTTTGTGATTGACAGTCTAGGCATGTTGTTGACACCCACAGACGTTAACCAGTTTGAAGCAGGTGAAATGAAAGGTGACCTGGGTCGCAAGCCCAAAGCACTCACAGCCCTGGTTCGTAACTGTGTCAACATGTTTGGCAGCTACAATGTGGGCCTGGTGTGTACCAATCACACCTACGCAAGTCAGGACATGTTTGACCCAGATGACAAGATCTCGGGTGGTCAGGGATTTATCTATGCCAGCTCAATCGTTGTGGCCATGAAGAAACTCAAGCTCAAAGAAGACGAGGATGGCAACAAGGTATCAGAAGTCAACGGTATCCGTGCATCATGCAAGATCATGAAAACACGTTATTCAAAACCTTTTGAAGGTGTGCAGGTCAAGATTCCCTATACCACAGGCATGAGTCCGTACTCGGGCCTGACCGACCTGGCTGAGAAAAAAGGTATCCTTAAAAAGGATGGCAATAGACTGGCATTCACCATGCAGGACACAGGTGAAATTATCAAGTACTTCCGTAAAGCCTGGGAAGCCAACGAAGATGGATGTCTTGACAAGGTCATGGCAGATTTTGCCAAGATCAAAGATGAGGTTGCTGTAGTAGAAGAAGGAGATGCAGAATGAGCGAGACAGTAGCAAGTGAGATTTGGGGAGAACTCAAGCGTTATATCAACACTGTGGATCGTGACGAGGCAGCAGAGTCCGTGGTTGCGATCCTGATTGATCATGATTCAGATGTGGATGATATTCGTGCTGCTTTCAAGACTGATGTGGATATCAAACGTGCGCTCACTGCTTATCTTGACAACGATCGAGACTACGTGGATCCCGAAGATGAAGATCCTGAAGAGGACAGCGACACCACCGAAGATGACGACTGGGAAAACTAATGTGGTATAGTCAAGTGGCCGCGGATCTGGGCAAGATCCCGGATTTCATGGCACACTATGACCGTGAGCTCCTGGATGCCAAGCGAGATTGCCGAATTGGCGGCATCGTTGAGAACAACATCAAACTACTTCCGGGCATAACCGAGCAGAGATTTTATCAGCTTCAGGAAGTGGAAGCTGTGCTGAATCTGCTGAACATACAGTTAAAGAAGATACGTCGCCGACATTTTCAAAAGTATCTGGAAGGTTATGCTCGTGCTCTCAGCAGTAGAGATGCTGAAAAATATGTGGACGGCGAAGATGAAGTGATCGACTTTGAAACCATTATCAATGAAGTGGCCCTGCTGCGTAATCGCTGGCTGGGTGTGATGAAGGCACTAGAAAGCAAGAACTTCATGCTGGGCCACATTGTTAGACTTAGAGCAGCCGGTATGGAAGATATTCAAGTTTAAAAAAACTAAGCCACTAGTCGCGCATGTTTAAATACAGGTATGAAAATTGTACTTGTTACCGGGGGATTTGATCCCTTACATTCTGGGCATATCTCCTATCTGGTAGCCGCCCGTCAACTTGGTGATCGACTAGTGGTAGGAGTAAATTCTGACACATGGTTGCGCCGTAAAAAAGGCCGACCGTTTATGCCTGCCACTGAACGTGTGGCTGTGATAGAAAATTTACGCATGGTGGATCACTGTATCCTGTTCAACGACGATGACGGATCTGGAATTGAAGCCATTCGCAATGTGCAGATGCTGTATCCCAGAGATGAAATAATCTTTGCCAATGGTGGCGATCGAACAGCAGCCAACATTCCTGAGATGGCAGTGAAAGATGTTGTGTTTAAATTTGGCGTGGGCGGTGACGACAAAAAGAACAGCAGCAGCTGGATTCTTGAAGAATGGAAAAAGCCCAGGACTGATCGTGCCTGGGGTTACTATCGTGTGCTGCACGAAGTTGGGTCCCATGTCAAACTCAAAGAACTCACAGTGTTGCCAGGTCAAAAACTCAGTATGCAACGGCACGAACACCGTGCAGAGTTTTGGTTCGTGGCCGAGGGCGAAGCCACAGTATATACTGTGGATCCTCACAGCACTGAATATGAACTGATGGCAAGTCCTACACAGCATCAACATACCTGGATAAAATTAAATGAGTGGCATCAGTTGTGCAATGAGACTGACCAGCCGCTGAAACTGATTGAAATACAGTACGGCGAAGACTGCGCAGAAACGGACATAGAACGAAAATGACAAACATCATACCGGTCTTTGTGGGCTACGATCCCAGAGAAGCCATAGCATATCATGTGTGCGTGAACTCAATTATCAGACATGCAAGTCAGCCAGTCAGCATTATTCCCTTGGCTTTAAATCTGTTCCGCGACTACACAGAAACACACACAGATGGCAGCAATCAGTTTATCTACAGTCGTTTCCTGGTACCGCACCTGATGAACTATACTGGGCATGCTATCTTTATAGATGGTGACATGATCCTGCGTGGAGACATTGCTGAATTGTGGAACCTGCGTAACCCTGCGCAAGATGTGCAAGTGGTCAAACATGATTATCAAACACGCATGAGTGAAAAGTATCTGGGATCAAAAAATGAAAATTATCCTCGCAAGAATTGGAGTAGTGTTATACTTTGGAATTGCAACAGTTTTCCCAACCGAAAAATCACGCCTGAGTTTGTGCAACGGGCTACAGGAGCTGAACTACATCGCTTCTCCTGGATTGATGATGATCGTATAGGTGCTCTACCTCCAGAATGGAACTGGTTGCCCGACGAGTACGGAGAAAATGCCAATGCTAAATTGTTGCACTACACTCTGGGTACACCGTGTTTTCACGAGTTTGCCACAACACCACAAGGCAGTGAATGGCATCGTGAGCGCATACTTACTGAATATTGCCAACAGCAGGATATAGAATGAGTGATCAAGAGCCAACAGATGATGACTGGCTAGAACCACCACCTGTGAGCATTTTTGATCAAGCACCATCAGATGTGGCCAGGCTGTTCGAAAACATTCTGAAATACCGTGTTGACCCTGCAGGACTGGTGTATGGTATTACCTTGCCAACTCTGTCAGAACAAATTGCTGCATTACCGGTCAACTGCATCGTGAGTACAGACAGCGAATACAGGTACGAAAGAAAAGGACACATGTACGATCCCATACTACAAAGTTTTGTACAGGGTGCCGGTGGCCAAATCAGCAGCTGGGCGCGAGAAGAATCTAATATGACTCCGGTTGTGTTGCGCGGTATTACCAAACGCAAACAAATGGAAGCATGCAGGGCAGCTGGTAGAGACTTCTACTATATTGATACAGGTTATTTTGGCAACGGCAAGAAAAAAACATTTCATCGCGTTACTCGAAACGATGTACAATGGTTCGGTGACATTGTGGAAAGACCCGGAGACAGATTTAGCAATACTGACGTGCAAATTAAAAAAATGCGAAGAGGAACAAACATCTTGATTGCTCCTCCCAGCCAAAAGTTATTGAATAACTATGATATCATACTTGAAGACTGGCTGGCTCATGTACAAGAAGAAATCAAAAAACACACAGACCGGCCTGTTGTTGTAAGAACCAAACAAGGACGTAGTACCAGAGTCAATGATGAAACTATGGAAATGGCACTGGATAGAGATGTACATTGCTTGATCACGTTCTCTAGCATTGCTGCAGGCGAAGCTCTAATACATGGTAAACCTGCTATCACACTAGGACCCAATGCAGCCGGACCACTATGCAGTCATTTTATCAGTGAAATTGAAAACCCCCGAATGCCCAGCCTAGATGAAGTAGAGGCCTGGGCAAGGCATCTGGCATATTGTCAATTTACCGAAGTAGAAATGCGCAACGGCACAGCCTGGCGCATACTAAACAATGCTTGATTGTGTGGTTTACGTTTCCAGTGTGGCCAATGTAAAAAAACACACACGCAAGACTCAATGCTTAGAAAGTTTTGCTGCTGGTGTTGCCATTTCGGGCGGGCAAGTGCGGATAGAACATGACTATGTGTACACTCCTAGTCGACTGGCAGTGATGCTGGGCTGGGCCACAACCAACACAGGTGGCCGAAATATTGCTTTGCGCAAAGAAATCATTGCAGAACAGCGCAGCCGTGGACTTCAAACCATGTGCATTGATGCCAGTTGTTGGAAGTACACAGACAACGGCAGTAGATATCTACGCTACAGTTTGAATGGCCCGTTTTATGATCGTGCCGAATATGCCAATCACAATAGTGACAGTGCCAAGTGGGATGAAATTCAACAAGCACTACAGGTTGAATTGCAACCACCACAATCAAATGCTCAAGGTCATGTGCTGATCTGCATGCAACGTGATGGTGGATTTTCCATGAAGGCACTAGATCCCATGACCTGGCTCAATGGAAAAATTCGACAAATTCGACAGCACACCCAACGGCAGATTCTGATACGTCCTCACCCAGGTGATTATAGGCCTGAAGATTTTCACAAGTGGCACAAGAGGCAACTCAACAACGATACCGGCATCCTGATAGCGAATCCTTTAAATACTCAGTTGACGGATAATCTAACCGGTGCTCACGCCGCAGTATTTTTTAACAGCAGTGCAAGTGTGGCGGCTGTGTGTGCTGGTGTACCTGTGTTTGCGGATGATTCAAGCTGTGTGGCCTGGACCGTGGCCAACCAGGACATTGACAAGATTGAATCACCAGAACAGTTTGATCGACAACAATGGATCTATGACCTAGCAGCAGCACACTGGAGTGATGATGATGCCAGAGCAGGACTCATCTATCAAAAATTCTTGCCTTATTTGACTCGCAGCACAGTCACATCGTAGTTGCAACCTTTGACATGTGGCCATTTGTGGCTTTTGTCAAAATCACTAACCACTTCGTTCACAATTTCAATGGACATGTTTTTCAACAGCCGCTCTCTCCACCATTCAGGTTGTTCCACTATGAGATGCGCATTGCGACCATCCAGCAATATCTTTTTGGCTGGA